AGATGGGAGGAGGGTAAGTAGTGGACCTTGAGCAGTTTGCACGTGAACTGTCTTCTGCCTCAGCCTCAATCGCTACCGGGCTGGAGGTAAGTTTCCGCGTTATCGTGAAAGAGATTGAGGAAACGGCCAAAGAAGAGATTGGCGTTTACCAGCCTGCCTACGGGCCTTTTGATGCCTGGGCACCGCTGGCTGAATCAACCAAAGCCGATCGCGTTCGCCGGGGTTACAGTGACGACGAGCCGCTGCTGCGTTCAGGCGAGCTCAGAGAATCCATCCAAAGTGAAGTTGTGGGTCTGGCAGCTATCGTTGGGACCAAAAGTGAAATCGGGCTGTGGCAGGAGGTTGGTACTGAACGCATACCACCGAGACCGTTCATAGGACCGGCGTACATACGGAGGATTGGCCCGCTGATGGAGGCAAGCAGGGAAGCTATTCTAAACGGATTTGAGATTTGCATTAAAGATTAGATCGGTGTCATTTAACCGCTGAATAGGGGACTGAAATGATGGCACTGAAGTGAAAAAAACCCGGCCAGAGCCGGGTTTGTCATAAATGAGATATTTAATTTTTTTGTGAAGATAAAGCGGCTACAACATAACCATTGCTAACACCGAATTTTTGCTGTGCCAAGGCTTTGTAAGCATTATCAAGCATTTGCTGTACTGTCATAATTTCTCCTCATGTGTATTTTAGGAATTACGGTCAAAAAAGCTTTTGTTAAATTCTTTAGGGAAGTAGTGTTTACGTTTAATCCATACAAACCCATCTCCCTTAGATATTACAGCAACATCTACGGGGCCGCCAACCGTTTCATGGTCGTTAGATATACGGCGTTTAAAAGCAGTGATATCTACAAGAGATTCAGCCATATAGGCTAAATCTACCTTCTCTAAAGAGTTGAGCATTGAAAGCATTTTTGTTACATGGTTGCTTGCTATAAATGCTTGTTTTTTCTGCTTAAACTCTTCGAAGTAATTGTCTTGCACTTGCTCTAAAACACGTAAGCACTCATTAAAATCTTCTGGGCTAAGCTTATCGGAAATGTAATTCTCAAGACTATTTCTAGATTTAAGAATAAGCTCATGAACGAGGGTGTTTGTGAAGTTGTTAACGTTTCTACTACATCCCTCAATGAAGGTCACAACTTCGTCTTCTTGGGCAAAAGGACAAATGCCTGCTTGATATGGATCACTGGTTTTGGTCTTATCTTCGTCGACTATGTAAAGTAATTTTTCTTTAAACAGACCATAGATGTGTATGGTTTTTATTGCAGGATAATATTCTTTTTCCCCATAACCTGCGATAACAATACCGGTAAACGACTTAGTGTTATTTTGTTTGCAAATCAAAAGAGCGGCGAAATTTACTAATTTTTCTCTAGTCGACTCTGGGACCGGCTGAGAAGGGTCAATTGGAATGATTTGGACGTAGGATTCTTGCACATATGATGAGACATACTCTAACGCTTCAATATAATCATCTTCATTCATCGTAGGAAAAAAGTTTTTATTATTGAGCGTTAAAATCTCCTCATCTAATTTTTCATCTAATAGCTTATAAAAATCCAATACTGTCACTGCAAGAGAATTGGCTTGCATGAGCGCAACCATGCTGGTTTGAGTGATGTATTGAGTAAACTCAGCAAGTTGGCGTGAAAATAGTGTTTGAGCACTTTTCATCCGCATGTAGTCATTGATCAGTAATTTATCTTCTTGAAGAAAGTTAACTAAGTCACTGACGTAATCATTTATAGTGTCTTTAGGCGTATTTGCATTTTTCAGCCTATAGGATTTTATAAGCAATTCCCACGGAGCTCCTGCCAAAGCTGAATTATTAAAAATCATAATTCCCACAGGATGCTTTTTGCAAAGTTCAAATAACTTATTGGCGCTATTGTTGATTTTTACAAAATCATTGTTATTTATAGTAACTGCTGAATCTGCTGCTAAAGCCAGTGCGGTACTGTTGAAAACGGCAATTTCTGCTGTCATAGTGATTTCTGCTATTGACCTGGTAAACGATTGACGACCCAGTCTTATGCTGGTTACGCGTGTAAGGTTGTATCGGCATGGTTGGATGAAACTTTAGCGTGAATGTTGATTACTGTTCATCATAAGATAAATTCTATACCAACTCAAGGCGATAGCATATCCTGAAAGATGACCAGTGCTTATGTCTCGGCTCCAGTTCCAACCTACAAAAACTAGTAGATCGGCGCATATTGGAATGATGCTCAGTGTTTTTGTTAAGGTTACCTGATAAGATGTTTCCGGTTGGAGTCATTGGATACTTAAGAAATAAAAAATTTTCTGTCGATAGTGCTTGGTTTGCTGCCACTGTCTGGCTATACAGTGCGTGTAGCCAATAAGACTGTTAAGAGCAGAAAAATATAATCTGAACGCTGCTAGGTTTGAGAAAGGCACTCGAATGACAGGCGAAGATAAAGCACCAATTATAATCTTCTTACTAGGAGTTCCTGACGTCAAAACTGCAATGGACCATGCTATTGAGAAAGTTAAATGTGCATTTGGCCTAAGTGATGAAGTGATTTACCAGTTAAATCATGCGTTACTATTCGGCACTAATTGCTTTAGCGTGGAAGGAACCCAGATTATCTATAAATTACAGATAGAGTGTAAAAGCCAATCTGATGTTGAGCCACTTGCGGGCAGCTTTTATCTAAGCGAAATTGCATTAAGTTAAGGCTGATTTTTTCACTATTCCACTTTCGGGTAGGTACATGAAAAAGATTTTAATAGGTACATTACTGGTTTTACTGCCATTCACTTCAGGTTATGCAAATGACATGGTGAATAATCTTAGGGCTTCCCCGGAAGCGGTGTGTGAGGGTAACCCTCAACACAAAGAGTGTATTCAGGCTGTTAATAAAATGATATCCGCGACATATCAAGTCACAAAGGCTGGTTCTATGTGCGAACAAAACAAAGATAAATTGCACATGTTAAGTGATGAATTGCAGAAACAATGCTCTTCATTCGTTGAAGCCATGGACTATATGGAATCGCTAAAGAGATAAATTTAGCATTCTAACCCGCTACGGCGGGTTTTTTATGTCTATATAATCTTAGCTAAAAGCCATGGATAAGCGCTTATTGGTACGGCGCATTTGGCCACTTCTTGTAAGCGAAGACATAGAGCATAACGAAATGTATGCCCGGGCAGGACAGGAGCAACGCCATCTTCCAGCCAAACCCAGCTTTCTGAGCCATGCGAAAGCATGGGATAAACATCAAAAACCAGATGATTGAGGACAGGACTGCGAGAGGGTTTGGTTGTTCCATTGAGCGTTCTCCTTGAATTACATGCCTTAAGTATCGGCAGTCAGCCTTAATTATTCAGTGTGAATTAGCACTGTTTATGGCTTCTTTAGCAAATCAATCTGCAGAAGTAGGCGCTTATGTGTCTCGATCGCATCCCATATCTGGTCTTGAGTGTCACCGTCCCATTCGGGGCAGACAGCAAGCTCTGCGCGAAATAGCTTCAGCCTGATATGGATAGCCGCCACTTCGTCTCGATTGCATTTTGTCGCGATAAAGTTGAGTTGAGTGTCAGTTGTTCGCTTATAAAGCGACTGAACATCTCGGGATTTTTCAAATAACCGGGAAAGCTTATCCATAGCCTGAGGCTCCTATAATTGGGTCCAAGCCAATTATCGACAGTTAAACGTTAAAGTTCAGTATCCCTTTTGTATGTTGAGCTCCGCAAACAGACTCGCCGCGGCGGGTTTTTATGCCCATAAAACGAGGTTCCCATGGATGTTCAGGCTTACCATGTAGCCGTGCGGCTGGCGCTGGATGACCAGATTACGCGCAACCTGCTGCAGGTAAGCCGTGATGCGATGGAGCTGAATAAGAAGTTCGTCACCATCACCAGGAACATTAAAGCACTGACTAGCGCGGCTCGTGAGGCCACATCCGCACTGCGGGCTCTCAATCGCTCGCTGAATAATGAGTTTTTCGGTGCGTCCCGCGGTGCGCGTGAATATGCCGGAGCCATCCGCGAGATAGCTGACCAGACTCAGCGTATCAACCGTGCCTCGCGTAATGTCCCGCACATGGCAGGTGGTTACGGTGCAGCCATGACACTTCCCGTTCTGGCTGCGGGGGCCGCCGCTGCAGGTGGCAGCGGTGGAGTTGGCACCCCTGGCGGGAGGCTCGCACTGCCTCCGTCTTCAGGACAGGGTGGCTGGTGGCATGGCTGGCATAATGGCGTGCCGCCGGGCGGCTGGGGTGGTGGCGGTGCAGGGCGTGGTGGCGGTGATGGACACCCTCCTGGCAGAGGCTCCTTTTCAGAGGGTATGACCAATCTGGCTACCGGCTATCTGGGTTTCAGAATGCTGAAAGGCTTTGTTGATGAGGCTGCCCGCTACCAGACCATGACCGAGAAGTTCAGGCAGTTCGGCATGGGTCAGGCGGCAACAGAAGATGCACTGCGTTTCGCTGAAACCACACGAGTCCGGGGCTCCTCGGCCACTGACATGATGAAATATCTTGTGGAAGCGCAGGGGGTATTCAGCGAATCCGGAGCAAAAACGCTGGATGAGCAGCTGCGCGCGGCGAAACTGGCGGCACCGGTGCTGGCGCGTATTACCTTCGCCTCCCGCGGGCTGGATGAGCATCAGCGTGAGGCCACCACTGCGAAGCAGATGGATATGCTGCGCTTCACCGAGACGGCGGGCGGTCTGAAAAGCCCTGAGCGCTTTAATGAACTGATGGACGCAGCGTTTCGCGCCATTCAGTCTTCAGGCGGCAATGTCGATTTCACCCAGTACCGTCAGTTTATGGCCAAAGCGGGCACCTCTGCCTTTAACCTGAGCAATAAAGCCCTGTTTGCTGAGCTGGAGCCGATTATCGGTGAGCTGAAGGGGAGTTCAGCGGGTGATGCGCTGATGACCGCTTACAACCGGTTAAACGGGATTGTGAAGCTGCCTAATCAGGTCACCCACGACCTGATGACGATGGGCATCTGGGATGCCAGCAAGATAGAGCTAAACAGCCTGGGCGGCGTGAAGCGTTTCCGGGGCAATCCACTTATCAACGCGCAGCTCTTCAGCCAGTCGCCTGTCGAATACTATGAAAACGTCATCCTGCCACTCTACCGCAGGCACCATTACACCGAAGAACAGAAGCAGCGTGAGAACGCCCTGATATTCGGGCGTACCGGCGGCAAGATGTTCAGTCTCATCGACAAACAGCTTGAGACCATCCATCACCGTATCGATGCCTACGGAGTCGCGCGCGGCCTGAATGATGCCTATAGTGCGGTCGGCAACACTTACAACGGCAAAGCGATCGACTTTCACAAGAAATGGCAGGACCTGCAGCGGGTGATGGGGAAAGATGGCGGCCTGCTGGACACCTTCACACAGGGTCTAGACATGCTCACGCACTCTCTTCAGCAGATGGCAGACATTGCGCACCGGCATCCTGAGATGGCGAAGTTTGCGGGGCAGGCGGCGCTGTCCGTGACCGGCCTTGCAGGCATCAGTGGCGGATTCTGGCTCATCAGACATGCTGCGGGCGCACTGCTGACACCACTTAAACTGGCGGGCTGGGGCATTGACCTGCTTATTGGCAGATGCGCCACTACAGGTCTGACAGGACTCACCGCCGCGCTGACCGGTCTGCCGGGCATAATCTCTGCCGTAACGCTTGCCGCCCTGTATCCGGGCAGCACGGTATCGCAGAGCCGGGAAATGGCAGAGCGTGGCAGACTGGCACGTCAGAATGCGCTTGACCACGGCGTTGCCTATAAACCCTGGATGCCTGCCCAGGCGGACTTCGACAGACAGCATCTTCTTGAGCAGGCGTTTCGTAAAACCGGCAGGTATCCCCCGATACCGCCAGTTTCTGGCGTTAATAACGGGCAGCCCGTAAATCTGCTGATGACGCATGAAGGTCGACAGGTACTGGTGGCCACTGTCATGAGTGGCATCAGTAAGCAGGCAGCCAGAGCACCGTCATCCACCAGCACCTTCGATCCATCCATGCTGATGGTGTATCCCGGTCAGGCTGGCAGCCTCTCTCTGCCCTGATGACAGCCTGGTTTAATTCACACTCCTGCGGGCAGGCCTTATCTGCCTCTTCTTCCTCAACTGCTTTCACAGCTGCCGGTATTCAGAATTCTGAACGCCGCTTTGGCCATGCTGATTTCACTGTTAGTGAGGTAATGAAAATCGCAGTCACTGCGTTCCGCTACGGCAACCGTGAGATTATCTGTGGAGCAGGATTATGCTTAATGAATTCGTTTTATTGCTGATGCTCATGGGCGCAGGGCCGGCATCTGCCGGAGTGGCGCATCATCAGGCAAACACTGGCATTACCGCAGAACAGCCGCAGCGTCCATCGCAGACAGATGCTCTGATGCGCAATAAACTGCTGAACGATCCGCTCTCTCCTGTCGTCGGTGCTGAGCAACCTGTACTGAAAATGGTCAGTTTCGTGAACTACGACTGTATTCATTGCAAACGACTGGACCGTAATCTGGAAAAGCTTTTAAAGGCCTATCCTCAGATTGCGATCACCTACAAACTGATTTCATACGGTCCGGAAGCGTCAACCGCTGTTACGCGCATGGCGCTTGCCGTCTGGATCGAAGAACCTGAAAAATTCCATGCTTTTCACCATGCGCTGATGTCAGACAGCGGTATGGGTGACGACCTGCGTATTTATTCAGCCCTGCATGCTGCCGGGATGAAAGTTACAACTTATCCGCTTGCTACACAGAATATTATCGAAGTGAATAAGAAGTTAATGAAACAGCTTCATTACTCAGGTACGCCGACAACCATTATCGGGGACAGGGTGCTGCCTGGCGAGGTTACTTATGACTCGCTGGAAGAGGCCGTCAACATCGCACTGGCCGAAATAAATAACAGTCATCATATGGCTGATCTGCAGCAGAATAAAATCCGGACTGAATAACGTCTGGGTAGGTGCTTTTCTGCACCATATTTGATGTCCGGACATCTTTTGCAGGCAGCCTGAACGGTCAGGCCCTGTAAATTCGCATGCCTCCCGATAGATGGCGGCTCCTATTTTTCATTGTCAGTCATATCTGAAACAGGCACTCGCAGTATGTCTCTTCTGAATTCTCTCACGCAGTTTGCTCAGGGTATCGATCCGACTGTTACCCGGCTTATGCTGGGCGACTTCGAGTTTATGGAATTTGAGGTCCCCGAACAGGTTGTCATTCACGGCAGACAGAAAACCGTCCGGCATCAGCTGATTGGCGGCCACCGCATTATTGATGTGCTGGGCACGGAGTATGAGCCACTGACCTGGTCTGGCATCATCACGGGCTCGCAGGCGGGTGAGCGGGTGAGCGCGCTTGAACGCATGCGGGATGCCGGGCACCCGGTTCTGTTGACGCTCGATGACTATCGTTTCACGGTGGTCATCACCGCGTTCAGTCCGGTCTACGAATATGTCTGGCGCCGCCCCTATTCCATTGAGGTCGCGGTTGTCCGCAATGAGGGCTCGCCAGCGAAAGTGGATGCCCTGACCGGGGCGCTGCGGGAGCTGATTGACAGCGACCTGGGCCGCGCGCTGGGCCTTGCCAGTATCATCAACGTTGATGCCGTTACGCAGGCAATCAGAAATCTGCATCAGGCGGTTAAGAAGGTAACGGACTTTGCGCATGCTACTGTTGCGCAGATTCAGTCCGTTGTCAGACCCCTGATTGCAGCCCGGAACATCATTCAGCATGAGCTGGCACTGCTCGAGGCTGCGGCACTGGAGATTACCTCGCTGGGTGGACTGGTACCCGGCAATCCCATATCAAAAACCGTCAGTAACCTGCTTCTTCAGTCAGACCACGCGACCCGCATTCCGGCCCTGTATCATCTTCAGAATGTGCTGGGCAGGCTTAACAAAAATGTAAATTCAGGTCAGGCCGCCAATGGCGTCAGAGCGGTAACGTTGTCCGGTGGCAATATGTATAAGGTGGCATCAGAGCAGTATGGGGACGCCTCTTTATGGACCAGTATTGCCGATGCCAATGACCTGGCCGATCCGCAGCTGAGCGGCATTCACACGCTGAAAATACCCACCAGCCCGGCGAGTTAGCGATGAACGTCAGCAACCCCATTACCGAATCGAGCGCCCGCCATGTCAGCGGGCGTTGTGTTTTAAATGGCACAGACGTGCCATTTGTATCATTTAGCGTTGACAACAATGCCTTTCGTGGTGCAGGGACGTTTGAGCTCACGCTGGCGATTTCAGCGCTGCCGCCGGACATGCAACTGCTTAACTGGTGGGCGGTTCAGACCACGATCAGGACAGAACTGTTCATTTCGATAGTAACCCAGACCGGTGTTAACGAGAAAAGACACATCACAGGCAGCATTGATACCTGGCATTACGAACCGGCACGCTTTGAGATTTCAGCAGAAGGGCGCGATTTCACCGCAAAGCTGATTGATGCGAAGACACCGGGTGAAAGCTTTAAAAATCTCACCAGTTCACAGATAGTCACCACGCTGGCGCAGCGTCACGGCCTGACACCGGTTGTGACGGCGACGACACAGCGCGTCGGTGAATACTATCAGATCGATTCGACACACCTGACAGGCGAACAGACGGAATGGGACCTTATAACCAGCCTGGCGGGCATCGAAAACTTTTCGGTTTATGTGGAAGGTGACAGCCTGCATTTCGAACCCCGACGCGACCCTGCCGGTGATGACGATTATGTTATCCGCTGGCAGCCCCCCGGTGAGCAGGCGTATCCCCGCTGCCATGTCTCCGATGACCTGACATTTTCACGTGCGCTGACAATTGCCAGGGGAGTGTCGGTTGAGGTGCTCAGCTGGAATGCAAAGTGCAAGAATAAACAGTTCAGTGCCTATTACCCAAACCCTGGTAAGCGAACAGTTCCCGGAAGCGCCTCATCTGACACGCAGATTTATCGTGTCATACGTAACGGATTAACGCCTGAAGCAGCCCATGCGCTGGCACAGTCCATCTACCGGCAGGTGATACAGCACGAGATGAACGTCAGCGGATCAACGGCAGGTGACAACCTGCTCATGCCTTTCATGAATGTACGTATTGAGGGTACACAAAGCCCGTTCGACCAGATTTACCATTGTGATCGGGTGCGACGTACGCTGAGCTGGGAAACAGGCTACACCATGCAGATGTCGGGTAAGAACCACAGCACGGCGCCGGGTGTTGAGCGGTGAGGGCGCTGCTGAATATCATGGCGGCGACATCGCGCCAGAGCAATGCGGGTGAGAGGGGCACACGTCAGGGCATTATCACGGCCTATGATCCGGACAACTACACAGTGAAGGTACTGCTGCAGCCGACGGGTGAGGAAACCGGCTGGATCCCCCTCAGCACGCCATGGGCAGGAAACGGCTGGGGGCTTGCGGCAGGGCCGATGATTGGTGCCGTAGCTGAGGTTGAGTTTGATTCCAGCCTGGCCGGGGTTGGTATGGCGGCAGGGCAGTTTTATAACGATGAAGACCGCTGCCCGGGTCCCCCTTCCGGTGAATTCTGGCTGGTGCATCAGGGCGGATCGCTTTTAAAGTTTCTCAACAGCGGGGACGTCCTGCTGAGTGCGAAGGAAAAACTCATTTATGACGCACCAGCACATCACTTTACTGGTGGCGACGTCCGGATAGATGAAAATCTGACGGTCGGTAAAGAGATCAGCGACAGCAATGGTCGCTATGGCACGGTTCATCATATTCGTACCGTTTATAGCGGTCACACACATCTCGAGAAAGGTCAGGGCAACTTTACAGCCCCGCCAGAACAGCAAATCAAAGCCACTCTGCAACGGTAACCTATGCACGACCTTTATCATTTTACCGGAGGAGATCTTGCGCCCTCCTCTACGGGCGATCTGCGCACGGCTCTGGGCAGCGTTCGCACGAAGCAACGTATTCTGCGACGACTGCTGACCAACCCCGGTGATTATCTGTTTCATCCTGAATACGGTGCCGGGCTGGGTAAAAAAGTCGGTGAAGCTGTACAGCCGGGCGAGTGGAAGTCGCTCATCAGCGGCCAGATGCTGCTTGAAGAGGCCGTCGCGCACTATCCACCGCCAGTTGTGAAACTGGTCCTGATTGAAGGGGGTGTCAGCGTATCCATTGTCTACACCGATGCCCTGACCGGCACGCCAGAAACTCTCCACTTCGATGTCGCGAGGTAAGCGGATGTCATCGCTCAACGTCAAATCCTTCACTGAACTCGTCGGCGAACAGGTCACAGCGATACAGGCTCGGGCAGCAAAGCTGGTGGATTTTTCCATCGGGAGCATTCTGCGTTCACTGGCTGAATCCAATGCCGGTGTGGTCATGTGGCTCCAGCAGCTGATTGTAAAGCTGCTGGTGACAACCCGCGCGGCGACATGCTCCGGCGAAGACCTGGACAGCTGGATGGCAGACTTTGGTTTTTTCCGTCGCTCTGCTGTACAGGCTGCCGGTAACGTGACGTTCTCCCGTCTTACCCCCGCGAGCCAGGCCCTTATCCCGGTCGGGACAAAGATAACCACCCTCGATTGCACACAGAGCTACACGGTTATTGCCGACCGGCCCGGACAGTCGGGCTATATCATCGCAGCGGGTGTCATTTCCCTGGAGGTACCGGTGAGGGCAGATACCGCAGGCGCTGCAGGTAATGCGCAGCCGGGTACCGTCACCCTTATTACGGGTTCTGTGTTATATGTCGATAAGGTGACTAACCCAGCGGCGTTTGTGGGCGGTCAGGACGCTGAATCTGACGACGATTTCCGCGCGCGATTCAGAATGTGGATCGCTTCATTATCAAAAGCCACAAGAGCGGCGATTGCGTTTGCGCTCAGCAATGTTCAGCGCGGCGTCAGCTATACCCTGACCGAGAATGTCTCCTGGGACGGTAGACCACAGCCGGGCTATTTTTATGCCGTTATTGATGATGGCAGCGGTATGCCGCCACGCGAATTGCTTGATCGTGCATACAGGGCTATTGACGCTGTGCGCGGATTTACCATCACCTTTGGGGTTTTCAGGCCGGTGGTCATCTATGCAAAGGTCATACTTTCATTTACGACAGATAATGAAGCAGATCACTCTAAGGTGGCCGGT